TCTGAAATTGTACCCTTTACTTTAAAATTTTCCATTTTTCTTTACTTTTTTTTTGTTAATATATGAAACTTTTTTAATTAATTAACGTAGTGTTTAAAACTTACCACGTTATTAACGTAGTGTTTTGTAGTATTCTCTTGCCATCTTTACAGCCGTTTTCATCTTCTCAATATCTTCATCTGTTAGGATAACCTTAAACGCTTTTAATCTCTTCTCTGTTGGAATCTTAGATATGTCGAAGTACTCTATTACTTCTCGCTCTGTTTCCTCAGATACCTCTGCACCCTCTCCACGTTTCCAGCTTACTCTTCTCATTTCGTCAAGTATCAAGTTCTCTGGAGTTGGAACAAGGCAATAGCATAGAAAGCTCTCAGTCTTACCAGTTAGCCACATGTACGCCTTGAGTTGCCATTCGTATATGCTGTTCTTTAGTTCAGTATCAAAAAATGGGAATGTAGCAGCAGACCAGCTAGACTTGACATCTATAACGCTGTCCTCTGTCAATACGTCTGGAGTACCTAGTACAAAATCATTCTCGAAATACTCATCATTCTTAAATAGAAAGTCTTTCTCTAGTAATATACTTGTCAGCTCGATAGAAGCGTTCTCTACTTCGTTTCCTTTGTCTAAGTACTTAGAGTTTATTTCTTGCTTAATACCGAACTCACGCTCTAAATACAGCTCTGTAATGTAGCTCTTCGCTCCTTTGCTTAGTTCTGGCTCTGCATCTCTCTTGAGTAGTAACGTATCTCTTAGCTCTGCTTGTTTCTCTGTTAACTTAATCTTAGCCAGTAACCCATTTAAGGTTACCAGCTGCTTCTCTGTAATACTTGTTTTACTATCTGTTGCCATTAGCTTACCAAGCTGTGAGGCTCTTATCTTTAGCTCTTTCATTATCCTAGTCTTTTAAGTTGCTCAGGCGTTAACTTGAAGCCGTTAATAATCTGCTCTTTTTTAATTGTACCTTTCTCGATTGCTGCAAGAGCTTTCTCGAATCTGTCACTAGGTAGCGGCTGCTTAGCTGCATCTGTATCTACATCTGTAACAATACCGAGCATAGAACTCAAAGCATAACGTCTGAAGTAAGTAACTCCACTACCAGCTGACTGAAAAATATTCATACGAGACGCTTCGTCCTGTGGAATCTCTGTAAGGCTTTCAATAGTCTCTCCAGTTTCTACATGAAATAAAATAGTTTGTATTGAGTTACCTTGTAGTAACTGAGTAAATCCTAGTCCATGCTTTTCTAAAAGCGGATTGATAACTTCAAAGATTGTAGGTAAATCTGCATACTGGTAGTTATGTCCTTTCGTAGATTTTGCTATTACTGGACATTCTTGTTGGAAAGCAGCTAGACTCTTGTAAATGCTTAGTTTTCTCTTCTCTAATTCTTCGTTAAATGTGTTCATAATTTTTGATTTTTGTTTGTAAAGTTAACGTTTATTCTGTAAAGTTTTAAGTTTTTCTTCAAATTTCTTTTTTAGTTTTCTTAATTCGTCCCTTGTAGGCTTGTATTCTTTATGTGCCAATTCATGCAATTTAAGTAATCTCTCCGCTCCTATTCGTTTCTCTATGCCTATTTGATACTGTATGAGGTTTCCACGTCTATGTCTGTTGCAAAATACACACTGTGCATGAACGTTATCTTCGTGGAAAGTTACATTTTTATGACCTCCAGAACTAAAATAGTGACCAGCATCGAACTTACCTACTAGCAATCTATTACAGCTTATGCAAGGCTTGTCTTTGTCTCTCTCTCTTATAAAAGCATTAAACGCCTTTTGTGCTTCCTTCATCAAATCTGTAACAGTTTTAAGCTCTTCCTTCTTTGCTTTCTTTTCCTTATTCCACTTTTTTAAGGCTTTCTTTTGTAGCTCCTCGTAGTATTTGTCGTTACATGGATTCTCTATGCAGTACTTTCGATTAAAAGATACTGGTTTAAATTCGTCTCCGCAGTTTTTACATTTTGGCATTATAATAATGTTTTAAATTGTGCGTGTGGTCTTAACTTTTTCATGCTTCTCAAGTCTCTAGCTCTTACTTTAGAGTAAACCTTTTCTATTAAGCCTTTTATCAAATGCTTGTTTTCTATCTTAACTGGAAACTCGAAGTAATCTATTTCTATAATGTAGTATTCGTCAGCTAGTTTCTCCAGCGTTCCAATAATTTTACCATCGTTTAATATCTCGCTTTGGTAGTCTGTCAATTTGTTAAAGTATATCATAGTTTAAAAATATTAAATTTTACTTAGCCATTGTTTATAAATTTCTGTTGCTATTTGTGCGGTCATTACAGGAGGAACGCTCATACCAACCATATAATGTGGTTTATTATTTAAAAAATTATAATCTAAAGGATAACTACCAGCCCTTAAATTTTCTTTAATGTTGATATATCTAGCCTCTCTAAAATATACATTACAATCTTTTGCTGTTATAGTGTTTAAAACATTATCATCGTAAATGTAATTATAAGAAAATAAATTATTAGGTTTATTGTATTCCCTACCCTGTGTGCAACTCATATCTTTATCCCCCTCTTGTCTTAAAATCCAAGTTTTATAAATAGTAGTATTTTCTTTTAAAGGTCTATCTATTTCACTTGTTTTTATCTGTTCAAATAAAATAGGTTTTTCATTAAAACTAAAATTGAGTTTAGGTGCTTGCGTAAAAATATCTTTTTGATATAAAAAAGGCTTTGCAAGGTCTTTGCGTAAACATACAAAAAACACTCTTTGACGTTTTTGGGGCACTCCCATTTTTGAAGCATCTAACACCCAATGCTGACAATAATAACCTGCCTCATCAAATTGCTTGTATATCTCTTTTACATATTCTTTAGCGTTACCAAGTAGAAGACCTTTTACATTCTCTGCAACTACAACTTTTGGCTGTAATTCTTTAGCTAAGTCTATAAAGTCAAAAAATAAAGTGTCTAATACTTGTTTAGCTTGTCCTTCTCTAAACTTCTTCTCTTTACCCCAGTCTTTATCTCTATTCCCAACCATACTAAAACTTGAACAGGGAGGACTGCCGTCCAAAATATCCAAGTTAAAAAGTTCTTTAGGTAAATCTTGTCTTTTTTTAAATGTCTCAATACTTTCAAGATATGTAAATTTTGGTTTGTGATTTATTTTATATGCTTCCATCATTTTAGAGTCTATCTCATTACATCCTAAAACATCGAAACCAGCTAACTTATAACCCATAGTAGAACCTCCACCACAAGCAAAGCAACTAAATACTGTTCCTTTATCTTTGGTAAAATTAGCTTCTTTTAAATTCCACTCATATGGAAATCTGTGTTTTGTTTTCATAGTCATAATTTAAAAATCTTCGTTTATAAATGTACTCAAATCTGCTAAAGGTTTCTTCTGTGGCTCTGCAAATTTCTTTTTACCATCAATAAATTCGTAAAAAGCTCCTTGTTTTATGTCGTATTGTAAAGACGTTAAGCCTTGAACTCCTACTATTTTAGGTTTTGCCTTGTTTATTTTTATGTCTGTTACACTACTTCCAAACTCTCTATGCACAATTATAATACTTTTTCCGTTATTTGCCCATTCAGAGCCTCCTTTTAAATCGTGCATATCTGGCATCTGTGTTTTGCCATCTACTTTTTTACCGCTTTTAGGATGTATAATCGTATGAAAGTGCAAAGCGTTACGTTCAGCTAGTTCGTTTCTAAAGCTCAAGGTATCCTCCAGCCATTGGTCGTATCTTAAAAGTCCTATATCATGCTTCATATAGTTCCAGCTATCAATCACAGCGGAGAATATACCTAGCTCTTTTTTGTTATCTACTGAGAACTGCCAAAACTCTTTAGGTGTTAACGCTTTTGAGTTGTTCGCTTTCTTAGGGTCTAGTATTTTAAAGAACTCAAGAACAATAGGCAAGTAATGGTCTAGCTCTTCTGGAGTTACTCTGTTTTCAATTAGTTGTTTATTGCCATCTGAGTCAATATAAAACTCCTCAAACTGCTTACCACTCATCTTATGGATAAGCTTAGCTATAACCTCCTCAATACTTCCAGCATCTGGCATATGTATTAGGTGCTTATGTCTGTAATGTCTTGAACAGAATTTTAAGCAGTCTAGTAGTACCTCTGTTTTACCACTAGCTGGAAGTCCACTCCAATCTGTGCAGCCTCCTTCTTTGATACTATACAAACCACCGAGCGTATTGAATCCTAAGTAGTATGTAACGCCTCCACCAGTATGATAGTAATCCTTTAATCGTTCTTTAATTTCGTTTGTCTTTACAATATCCATAATTTAGCCTTTTTGTTTATGTTCTAAATTTAACCTTTTTACTCTATCTGCCAAAGATTCTTGTATAGGCTCAATAGGTTTTGTATATCGTTCGTTTAAATACTTGAGCGTATTGGTTAAAGTCGACTTCCAGTTCTTAATAGGTCTGTTAATTCCGTTTCTGTTTATACTCCAGTCATTATCTACCCATGAATAATATCTAAGTTTTACATCTTCTGGACAAACGTTAGGCTTTCTTTTCAATGCGTGTTTTAAGTACTCTTCGATACTAGGTACTGAGTCTTTATTTACATTATTTACATTATATACATTATTGTTAGTTGTTGTTCGTTTGTTGTTCGTTTGTTGCTGGTTTGTTAGTTCGCTTGTTAGCAGTTGATATTTCAAATAGTTAACTACTTGAATCTTAGTACCTTGCGAAGTTGAAACGCTTGTTATTTCGTTTGTTGATTTTAGACGTTTTATACTTGTGCGAATTTGTTGCACACTTAGTCCAGTTTGCTGAGATAAAACGCTCAAACCAGTAACCAGCTCTCCAGCTTTTATGGTCGTACCTTTGTACTTCCTTTGCTTGTGATTTGCTTTTAATAGTAAATACATAAACAGCCGAAAAGTATTGTGGTCATCGAACCACTCCCACTCTAATATCTGTCTGTGAATTTGAATGTATCCTTTCATTAGTTATAATTTTTAAATTGCTGCTGCAAGTTAATAAAATCTGTGATACTTTTACAATTTAAAAACTGTTGCTCAAATGTGTACACGTTTAAATCTGCTTTTAACTCGTTCTCTATTAGTTGAAAGTCTTCGTATTTCTTGAGAGTATTATAGTGCTTACGCATATAGATTGCCCAGTCATGCTTACGCCCAAACATCTTACCAGTTTCTGTAAGATTCAAGCCTTCTTCTTTCAGCATATTACAAATAATAGCTCTAGTGTAGACTATCTCTCTTGCTCTGTTGGGCTTTTTTAGTTCTTTACCTTCAATGTAGTCTTTGATTTTTTGGATTTTTGTATTCATTTTATTTTGATTTGATAGTTAATAATTCTGCTCTTACGTTTTGGAACACTTCATTAAATGTAGCACGTTGCGCTGGTTGTATCGTTTTAGCGATTCTAAGCGACTTTAACCTACTCGCTGGTATAAATACATTCTCAACATTAGAAGTGTCCTTAGAAGCGTTAAAAAACGCATGTATCTTTTTATTGTTATTCATGTCTATAAGTATTTGTGTAATCGTTTATAATCTCTCATTGAATCGAATTCCATATCTTCATTACATGGTTCGCTATCTTTGATGCTTCTTATTTCTTGTTCAATGTCATCAGCTAGATACTCTGTCAAATTAACATCCTCTAAGAATGCGTTTCCTATTTTCCATAGGTTCGTCTTATTACATTTCTCAGTACTTGCTATGTGTTCATCGTCATCGTTATAGATTTCTACGCAGTCATCTTCTAGCTTACCTACTAGCTCAGTACCTTCTGAGAATAGAACCTCTTTATAATTTCCGCCTTGAGCTTTCCAAATAGTAGCCTCATCAATTGCTGCTGTTGCTTTAACTATTCCGCTTTCGTTTGATAATACAAATATTGTCATAATTTCTAAGTTTTTAATCTAATTCAATTCCTAATTCGTTACACAATTCTAATCCGTACCAGTAGACCAAATTGTTCACTAATTTTTCATAGTTATCGAAATCCATTTGACACCAAAACGTTTGAACTTCTCCGTAGTTATCACGTTCAAAATCTTTGCAAATGTTTACACCTTCAAACACATCTATATCGTGTTGTTTTAACCATTCGGTACAATTATAGTAACCGATTAAGTAATAGTCCTCGTTGAACATA